ATGTTATACTATGGTACATCGGAGGATACATCTTAGGATACTTTCTAATTTACTTTTTACATTGGATAGGGGTTTTATAATGGGACTAGATCAATACGCAAATGCTCGCAGAGGCGAGTCAAAAACTGATGAAGAAGGTTTTGAATACTATGAAGATAGTATAGAACTAGCCTACTGGAGGAAGCATCCTAACTTACAGGGATGGATGGAAAACCTGTATCATAAAAAGGGTGGAGATGAATCATTCAACTGTATTGATTTAGAATTAGACCTAGAGGACTTGGAAGCTCTTGAAGCTAGTATTGATGGAGCAGACTTGCCGAAGTCCGTTGGCTTTTTCTTTGGTCAGGATTCAGACGACCATTACATAGAACAAGACCGTGAGTTTATAGTACAGGCTCGCGCGGCAATCAAACAAGGTTATACTGTTATTTACTCTAGTTGGTGGTAAGGAGATTATTATGGAACTAAAAGATTATCAAATTGAGATTATTGATCGTGCATTATCATTGCTCAGTTGCAATTATGATAGGTACGACCTTGAACAACTAATGTATTCAGGCCTTGAACTTGAGTCAGAGATTGATCTGATTCGGAGAAAAATAGAAACAAAACTTAATGAGCTTAACGAAGAGGTGAACAATGGACGATAATTACCTGAGTGTAGACATTGGAAAAATTACAGTCTCAGTCAAGATGGACAATGAAGGCATCTCTTTAGATGTAATTAGGAAAGGCAACCCGATTGGGTTTGCTCCGGCTGAAGAGGAACTTGTAGAGTCTGCTTGGAAAACCTATAGCGAGTTTGGCTTTGAGGTAAAGGAATTAGGAGTTGACTAAATACGACTGGAAGGAATTAGACTTTAATGCTCAAAGGGATGGCTACTGGGCTACCCCAGAGAGAATAAAGGAACGTATCTTAGAAAAAGAGAGGCAAGCTAGGAAGGCTAGGCTCATCACGCTTCTTGTATTGGGAGGATGTGCGCTTTTTCTTGGTTTTGTTGTTTATTCATTCATTTAGAAAAGGATTTTGAAATGAAAAAGTTTTTATTAGTGTTACCATTCTTATTGCCGGTATCGGTTGCAAATGCTGATGTTCAGTTTAGAATGATTCCTGTTGAAGAGTACGCCAAAAGCGCAGGTAGCTTTGTGCTTGATACGGGAACAAAGGTCATTGAAGGAATTGAAACTACTGTATTTGGTCTTGGAGAAATTGTGACTGCTCCCTTTAGGACAGACTTCTACAAACCAAAGAAGAAGACATATTACTTCAGGAAGCCTCGTTTAGAGTTTCAATACAACTCTGGTAGATTTTATAGAAATTAAGGAATTTGAATATGTTATGGACGCTTATGTTTATGTCTATATTTCCTATATTTCAGCTAGACAGATTTACAAGACGAGATATAAGAAAATATAATAGAGAAATTAGAAAGATTGAAAAGGAGAGTATCAAATGGCTAGAGCGAGATCGAGACATGTTACAGGAACTTCTGTTACGACAAAGAGCTGGTTTGGCTCACATTCAGAGATGATTGTCGAGCAATTAGAAGATAATCTAGTTGTCTGTGAGGATGATAGAGGAAGATATGTCACAGACATGAAAATGATTGACTCCGGCCTTGCTGATCCAAATAGATACGAACTTAATAGAAAAATCGCAGAATAGTTGTTGCGAACAACGGACACTTATGATACAATATTTCTAGTTACTATAGGAGAACAACATGCAATACAAATTCAAATGCTGTGACATGATAGCTCCAGCGGCTAAAAATTACGGTAGATTACAAGAGTGTCCAACATGTGGGAAACAGAACCCTATCATGGAGGAGGTAGACAAAGAAGATAGAGTCTTCCTTATGCCTCCTCCACCATTCTCAGGTGATAAATCATTTGAGGTTAGAGAATGGGGTTCTTTTAAGGTTCTTCTTGATGAGGAATATATCAAAGTAAAAAAGATAGTAGTTAATTCTGGTAAGCGATTAAGTCTACAGCTACATACCAAGAGAGATGAACATTGGTTTGTAGTGGAAGGCTTCGGGACTTTAGAATTAAACGGACAAGCAACTGATATTTCCACTGGTGATTCTTTTGATATTAAGAAGTACCAGACACACCGAGTTCGAGCTTCAGGTCTTAACGATTTAGTTATACTTGAAATTCAAACAGGTGTGTGTCAAGAAGACGATATTATACGAATTGAGGATGACTACGGACGAGTTTAATTTAGTTAGACGATTGAAATTGTGCAAAATTTTATAGTCCGTTCATCCTCTCTGGCCTTGTGGCTCAATAGGTTAGAGTACCGGACTGTCGATCCGGTGGTTACGGGTTCGAGTCCCGTCAAGGTCGCTAGTTAATTTTATAAGGAATCAGATTATGATTAATTATTTATTTGATGTAGATGGAACTCTAACTCCATCAAGAAAACCAATGGTTCTTGACTTCAAAACATATTTTAAGTTTTGGGTTAGAACGCAACAATCTTCTGGCAACAAAGTATACTTAGTTACTGGATCAGATAAAGACAAAACCATTGAACAGGTAGGCGAAGAAATGTGGAAAATGGTTGATGGCTCCTACCAGAACGCAGGTAATCAACTTTTTGTAAACGGCGATCTGGTATTTGAGTCTGAGTGGGAGATGCCTAAAGACTTAGAGTCTGTCACACTTGATCTCATCCGACAGAGCAGGTGGTATGGCACAGCAGAAAACAATATCGAGAAGCGCATTGGCATGGTTAATATATCTACTATAGGCAGAGACTGTACTAATGAACAACGATCAGAATATTACGAGTGGGATAAAGACAATCTTGAGCGTGAAACCATAGCTGACGTAATTAACTCAAACTTTGAGGATGTTGAGGCTGTCATAGGTGGAGAGATTAGTATAGATATTTATCCCAAAGGTAAAGACAAGTCACAAATTCTTGGATGTCTTGAAGGTAAGAATATATTCTTTGGAGACAACTGCTATCTTGGAGGTAATGATTATACTATATCAGAAGCCGCTTATGAAAAGTATCATGTCGCAGACTGGACGCAAACCAGAGACATTCTGGCAGTTATAGATAAGATAAGAGAGATTGAACTAGAGCCTGCAAAATGAAATATTTACTAAAGTGCTGTAGCCGTATTGTCGATGTAGATAATAAGCCAATATGGTGTATTAAATGTGGCGAACACGGCATAGAAGTAGTAGCGTTCACAGATGATACAATGTTACCATGTCCTTTTTGCGGTGGCGAGCCAATGGCTGAGTCATTAGCTGGTATGTACTGGTATGAATGTGAAGATTGCACAGCTTCCTCTGGACACGCAGACGACTGGGTTAAAGCAAGAAAGAACTGGAATGGAAGAAAATAAGCACATACAGTGGATAGAATCAGAACAGCAATGGATTGTTTGGGATGAAGCAGAGATGGCTTTAGGTTTCTATGATACTCGTAGTGAAGCAGAAACAGCATTTAAGTTTTATTGCTTAGAGTTATTTGAAAATGAAGAGGAGTAGTTATGGATGAAATAGTTTTCAAAGACTATCGTGATCCGTTTCGAGCTTTTAATATACATATGTCAATCATATGTGATTTAGAGCAGGGCGGCAAGATAACTGAAGAGGAAGCCTTCAGTCAGATAAAAGATTTATACAAACAGTTTAAGTATTATTATAAACACACAGTGAAACCAAAACTTGAGAACATGGACAAGAAAGGTTATTATAAATGAGTGGAAAAGTTGTCGTTGTGAGTGGATACTTTAATCCTATTCATTCTGGTCATTTAGATTATCTAGAGCAATCAAAAAAACTGGGCGACTACTTAGTAGTTATAGTAAATAGCGACAAGCAGGTCAAAATGAAGGGTAGTGACCCTTTTATGAATGAACTCGAAAGACTAAGAATAGTAAGAGCCTTACGATGTGTCGATAAAGCTGTGGTAGCTATTGATGAAGATGGTACTGTATGCCAAAGCATAAGAAAAGAGTATTACCAATTACAAGATGATCCATTCTTTGTAGATATGGTATTTGCTAATGGTGGAGACAGAAAGAAAGGTGGAGTTCCTGAAGACCTGCTAGAACAAGAATTAGGAATAAGAATGGTTTATAGTGTTGGTGGAGAAAAGACTCAATCATCCAGCCACCTAATACATAAATCAAAAATACGGGGAGCGTAGCTGTGGCTAAAAAAAAGACGTTTAAAAAACAAGAAACTAGTGAAGAAGAGCTTGAAAATTTCCGATTACATAGTAAGATGATTAATGAGAAGACCAAAGCGATAGTAGAAAAGTATCGCAAGTGGTGGGATAAAGATAAGAGAACATGGAAAAAAGGATTCAAAGGGCATGGACATTCGTGAAGAGTTGTGTGAATATTTTGGCGATGATCTTCTGTTTGCCGATGGTTATGACGATGCTATTATTGGCGTTT